TTGATTATTTTTTGAAGATTGGGTATAAAGTTGTATATTTATCTAGAGAAGATAGTGGTTATATGGGCAATATAAATCCGACTGGTATTATTGATAAATCGGGTGATTTGTCAATTGAAGATAGAATTAGTGATTTAAAGTATGCTGAACTATTTATAGGTGTAAGTTCTGGATTAAGTTGGTTGGCTTGGGCTGTGGATATTCCAGTGGTTTTAATTCACGGACACAATCATTCTTGGTATAATTTTGCTGATAAAACAAAACATATCAACTTAGAAAATGATGATAGTGTTTGTACAGGTTGTTGGCATACCGATGGATTTGCACCAGGAGATTGGTATTTTTGTCCAAAACACAAAGATACAGATAGACAATTTGAATGTACTAAAAAAATAACACCTGAAATGGTAATAGAGGGAATAGAAGTTATGCTAAATGATAAACAAAAATCGATTAAAACTTTACAAAGTGCTATAAATTTAACAATGGATGTAACATCAGAAGTAGGAAAGATGTGGTTTTACAATACTACTAAATCTGAGTTTTACGTTAGAGTGGTAGATCCTTATTCTGATTTAACTTTATATACTTCAAAAATAACTTTTGAAGATAATACTGCTTTTTGGCTTCCATTTAAATATGTTACTCCTTGGGAAAATTATTATTTAGATAAATTAAACGTTGAAGTTTATACAACCGACCAAACAAAAATTAAAACATTTGATGTCAAATTAAATGACAATGTTGTTAATAATAAAGATGAATTTAAATATGTAACCAATAAATTTGATGTAAGTTGGGCAAACCACAAAGAGATATTTTATGCAGATGAGTATAAAGGTTTATTTGATTTAAACGAAGATTCTGTGGTTTTAGATTTAGGAGCACATATAGGAGTTTTTACGAGATGGGTTTCAAAACAAAATGTTAAAGTTTGTTATTCATTAGAACCAAATCCAACTTTATGGAATGGACTTAATAAAACATTTGAAAATTCAGATAATGTTAAACTTTTAAATAATGCATTAGGAGAACTTACTGAAGATAGATGGTTAAAGTATCCACAATATTCTACATCAAATGGTTCTTTTTATATCAATGATTGGCCTGAAATAGAAGATTGGGTTAATCCTACTAATTATAATAATCCATTTACATACGAAAGAGATATAGTGGTTTCTAATATCAAATGCCTGTCATTTGATGATTTTATTGAACAAAATAAAATAGAAAAAATAGATGTTATAAAATGTGATGTAGAAGGCGCTGAGTATGAAATATTTCGTAATGCAAGTGAAGATTATTTAAAAGAAAATGTTAGTACAATTTTATTAGAATTTCATCACAATAAAGATAGATTAAAACCCATATTAGATAAATTAATAAAATGTGGATTTTTAGTTAAATATTTAAAAGGTGATGCTGACGCATATGATGGAACTATTTTATTTACAAAAAAGAAATCAAAACCTGTAAAGGTTGGTGAAGATAGATGGGTTATGGGTGCAAATATTGGACACGACTCTGGCGCTACATTGGTTAAAAATGGTAAAATATTCGTTTCAGTAAATTCAGAAAGAATTACTAGAATAAAGCACGATGAAGCTAATGATGATTTTCCTTGGAAAGCTATGGACTATTGTTTAGATTATGCTGGGATAAAGAAAGATGATTTAGAAAGAATTGTTTGGAATGGTATAGGATTACCTCCCGAATTAGCTATAGATCCAAATGGACTTTGGGCTAGTAGATTAAAAGAGAATGGTTATAATTTTTCTGAAGATAGATTAAATTATTGTACACATCATTTAGCACACGCTTATTCAGCACATTACTCAAGTGGATTTGAAGAATCAGTTTCAATCGTAGTCGATGCTGGTGGAGAAACTAATTATAGAGAAGTAATTGATAAATTTTTTACTAATAAAATAGCACATATGAAAAAATATCCAATAGAAAAATGTGTGGAAGCTAGTAGTATTTATGAAATTAAAAAGGGTGTATTCACTAAAATATATTCTGCTTTCAAACCTTTTCCCGAAGCTGATTTATGGCCGACATTAGGACAATCAATTGGAGAATTTTATGCTTTAGGTTGTAACTATATAGGTATGGATGGTTTATATGATGCTGGAAAACTTATGGGATTAGCTTCATATGGTAGACCTGAAGAATCTAAAAAAAGATTTGATGAACCAGTTGTGTATTTAGATCCAGATCCTAAATCAGGAGATTACTTTATAAGAGTGCATCACGCTGTTCCGAGAGAAGAACAAACTTCAGAAACTCTTATGTATATAGATACACCGAGACCAATATATTGGAATTCTAATATATCAGGTGAAGATTTTCAATCGAAAGCCGATTGGGCTTGGATGGTTCAACATCAATTCGAAAAAATGATATTGTTTTTAGCTAAGAAAGCTTCAATGAATTCTAATGTTAAATACTTAACAGGTTCTGGTGGTTGCTTTCTTAATTCAATTGCTAATCAAAAAATAGTTGATTTAGGTTTATTTGATGACCACTTTTATGTACCAGCATCGGATGATGGTGGCATATCAATTGGAACTGCCTTTTATGGATATTATAATTTTCATCCTGATAAAGGTAAGGTAAATTTAAATAATAAAGAAGAGACTGTTTTTATGGGTAAGGATTACTCTGAGGAGGAAATAATGAGTGATATAGAAAATTTTGATAAAATAATTTATGAAAAAATTGAGGATGAAGAGGAGTTAGCTAAAAAAGTTGCTTCTTTTGTACACGATGGAAAGGTTGTTGGTTTCTTTCAAGGTGGTAGTGAAATGGGGCCTAGAGCATTAGGACATCGTAGTATATTAGGAGACCCAACTCATCCCGATATGCAAGATATAATCAATAATAGGGTAAAACATAGAGAGTGGTACAGACCTTTTGCTCCTGCTTGTACTGTAGAAGATGCTCATAAATATTTCACACATACTACAGAAAGCCCTTATATGTTGTTAATAGCTCAAGTAAAAGAAGAATTCAAAGAGAAGTTGCCATCTATAACACACGTAGATGGAACTGCTCGATTACAAACTGTAAGGAGAGAAACTAATCAGAGGTACTATGATGTGATAAAAGAGTTTGGAAAACTATCGGGTATTCCAGTAGTTTTGAATACTTCTTTTAATGAAGCTGGTGAACCTATAGTAGAAACTCCTGCTGATGCTATAAGATGTTTTCTTAAAAATGATATTGATTATTTAGTTGTAGAAAATTATTTAATAACACCAATCAGAGACTAATAAATGACTTGGGTTTTAGGTGTAAACATAGGGCATCAATCTGGCGCTACTTTAGTAAGAAGTGGTAAGGTATTTGTTTCTATAAATTTAGAAAGAATTACTAGAATTAAAAATGACAATGGCTATCCACCGCCAGAAGAAAATAATTGGGATTATTCATTAATAGAATTTCCTTGGAAAGCTATGGACTATTGTTTAGATTATGCTAACATACAGAAAACGGATTTAGATAGAATTGTTTGGAATGGTATTGGTTTAACACCAGACCAACAAATAAGTGTAGATGGATTTTTAGTTCAGAAGTTGAAAAAAAATGGATACGATTTGCCAAATGATAGATTAAATTATTGTACACATCATTTAGCACACGCATACTCAACTCATTACTCAAGTGGTTTTGATGAATCTATTATTTTAGTAGCTGACAATGCTGGTGAAATGAATTACAAACAAACAGTAGATGATTTTGTAGAAAATAAAATAGCACATATCCAAAAAACAAGACTTGGTGAGTGTGTTGAAGCTACTAGTATTTACGAAGTTAAGAAAGGTGTATTTAAAAGAATATACTCTCGCTACAAAGCAGCTTACTCATATTTTAATACAGTAGGAAAACACAAAGATGGGTCTGGTTTTAGCACTAGATATAGGTTAGGAAAGTCACTTGGAGAGTGGTATTATGATAATTGTATTCACATAGGTTTGACTGGAGATGATGCTGGAAAACTTATGGGATTAGCTCCTTTTGGAGATGAAGAAAAAGTTAGAGAAAAGTATAAAGAACCAATGGTATACATTGATAAAGATCCTAAAGCTGGTGAATACTTAATAAGAGCTCACGAATATCTTCCATATGAAGAGCAAGAAGAATTGGATGAAATGTATATAAATACACCAATACCATCTTATATGAGTGATACTATATATGAAAATGATTTTCAATCTAAAGCAGATCATGCTTGGTTTGTACAAAATCAATTTGAAAGAGTTGTTGAATTTTTAGCTAAGAAGTGTTCAATGATTTCAGATGTCAAAAACTTTTGTGCTGCAGGTGGCAGTTTCTTAAATTCTGTGGCAAATCAAAAAATAATAGATTTGGATATTTTTGATAATCACTTTTTTGTTCCAGCAGCTGATGATGGTGGTATAAGTTTAGGATGTGCTTTTTATGGTTACTTTAACTTTCATAGTAAAAAAGGAATTTTCAACTTATCTAATAGAGAGGATAGTGCTTTTATGGGAAAAAAATATAATGAAAAAGAAATATTAGGAGCTCTTAATGAATATAGCTAAAAAGCCACAAACCGATGTGGATATTCTTCATTATATTAATCAGACAAAAGAATTTTGGAAAGTAACAGATTTTCAAAAAGAGATATTAGATTTTGAGGGTTTCACACCACATATTCCTGATGACCTTAATTTTTACATAGGACATCCTGAAATGGCAGTAGATTACAGATCTGATCGTGGTACTTCTTTTGGAGATATTATTCCATATACTAGATTGCCTGAGTTATTAAAAATATATTATAGAGGGTGTAAAGTATTTATACCAAAATGGTTCATTGATGTTTTTCAGCACAATCCATATATTGATGGAACACACGACTTTGATTATAAGTGGGGTTCTATGGGAACTTTTGGAACAACGATTCAGCGATGTACTAATGTTTGGGGATTGAGAACAGAAGATTACACACCAAAATTATTTGCTTCACCGAATATTAAAAAAAGAAAAAACACTATATTGTTTACATTAAATAGTAAAACTGGTGGAAGATTTGGAGATAATGATTTATTAGAAGAAGTAGTTGAACATTTAGGAAAAAAATATCACTGTGTACAATTAGGTTTGTCAGATGACTATTTAGTCAAATCAGCACATAAACACGTTTTAAATATTTCTAGAAATAAATTAATTGACTTTGTTGCAGAATTTCCTATATACATAGGCGCACAGAGTAGTATATATCATATAGCAAAGGGTTTGGGTTTAAAGACAATTGGGATATTGCCAGAAAAACAAAGACTAAAAGAAGCAGGTAGTGTACAAACTATATTTGGTGGATTTCATCCAGACTATGTACAATTACCCTTGCTTACAGTAACCAATACTATGGAAGTTGTACCTTGTGGAGAAGAACATTTTGAAAGAGCTAAATATTTTCAACCAATGTTTCCCAATCAACCGCCAAATGGGGGCGCAGGTGAAAACTCTATAGCAGGATATAATGACACTATAGCACATTTAGGTTGGTTATATCCCGATACACCACATTTAACTATGAGCCCTTTGGGAACTGAAAGATGCCCTACGCTATCTAAAGAAACTATTGATATGGCTTTAAATGATGAGATATATCCATTCAATGATGATAGATTGTGGGATTATTACAAACATAAAGAGTTGTGGACTGCACCAAATACTGATCCTCTAAATATTGCAAAAGGCTTTTCAACAGTGCTTAAAAAAGAAAAACCTAAAATAATATCATCTCATATACCTAGAACAGGTGGAAATTTATTTAGAAATGTTTTATACGATTTATATGGTGTTCGTGATTGTTTAGAAAATGTAAAAGATAAAATATATTATGATGAAAAGTATTTTACACGTAAAGGTGATATGGTTATGTACGAAGATTATGGAGATAAGCCAGAATATAATTATTATGAAGTCAATCCCACAGTGGATGTTCCACAATACGAATGTATACACGGGCATTTTAGATTAGGTAAATATAAACAATTATTTAATTCTCATAAATTAATTGTTTGGCTTAGAAATCCTATAGATAGATTAATATCACACTATTACTTTTTAAAAAATTCACCACTACATATCGATCCTATACAAAACAAACTGATAGCAGAAGAATTAGACTTATATCAATTTTGTGAGTTAGAAACTTCTAAAAATATCTATAAAAAGTATTTTCAAAAATATTCTAAAAATATAGACTTCATAGGAATTACTGAAAGTTATAATGATAGTTTGAGAAAGTTTGAAAAAATGTTTGATGTTGAAGTAGGAGATACATATCCATATTTTGATATAGAATCAGGCGATTCAGATTTTAAAAACAATATACAAAATTCAAAGTGG